ACATCATGCCGTGGCACGTCGTAAGAGACAACCCGGGGATGTTCCCGCTCTGGATGCCGCTCCACAAGCTGCCCGACCTCCCGGTGCCGGAAAGAAGGTGCATGATGGGAAATGACTAACCCTTGCTTCCACTGCACAGATCGCCACCCGGTCTGCCACGACACCTGCGAACGGTACAAGGCCTGGCAGGAATTTCACGCCGCAGAGGCGGCAGATAAGCGCCGAAAGAATGACGCCTGCACCATCCACAAGAACGACTTTGACGAGGAATTCTGGCACGGCAACCCGCAGCGGCGACGGAGGCGGCACAGATGAGCCGCCCCAAGGTTCAGCCTCCGCAGTTCATAGCAGTGACGGCGGACGAATACGAACTGACCCTCGGCGCCTTTGATACCGTCAAAGAGCTTGCAGCTTGGAGCGGTCACAAGGTCTTCGCCATATACCAAAGCATGGAGCATGGCCGCATACTACGAAAAGGCCCGGCCAAAGGCTGCAAGGTGCTGCGGTTTACCGATGGACACTATACCGCCGGGATCCTGACACCAAAACCCCGACACAAATAACGAAACCGCCTGCGGCAGGTATAACACCCACCGCAGGCGGTTCTTATGCTCTTGGATATTCGGGAACAGGCTCCCACGAAAACGGAAATTCTTTGTCGGCCAGCCCCTGGCCGTTCCACGGCGTCTGGTAAGTAACCTCCATCCCGACCTCTGCGCCAGAGCCATCAACCAAGATCAGCATCAGGCCATCTTTGAGCGGCGTGTCCGCTTCATAGCCGCCGCTCCACTTCGTAGCAGTACACCACCGCACAAGATCGTCGCAGAGCCGCTGCCGGACGCATACCCGCCCGGTCTCTTGGATGCGGTACACATCCTCGGAAACGCCGGTCTGCTCCCCGATGAGCCGGACATGGCGCACATAACGGAAACGATCTCTGCCGTTGGTCTCCACGATTTTTGTATTCAGCCCAGCCATCAGCGCCGCCCCGCTGCTGCAGATTCACCCAGCAGGTAAACCCAGTGCCGCCCGGTTTTGTCCCGCTGCCACTCGCCGCCCATAGCCTCAAAGGCGGAGGTCATGCCAGCATAGGCGACCTGGTACATATTTGGCACCGGCTCGCCGTTGTCATCATACGCCAGGGTGCCAGCAGCCTGCTGCTCTGCAACAATCCGCTGCGCGTAGGCCCACTGCATGTCGAGCTTTTCAGCCATCCCCCGGAGGGCAATGCGAAAATCAGATTTTTTCATACTAAAAACGTCCTTTCTGTGGTTGGCTCCCACGACCATCTTGTTGGCATCAACAAGATGGTTTCGGCTGCTGCCAGGCAGCCATCATCAGGTGAGTTTATTTCTTGAGACGCTCCGCCACGGATGCCCAAAAGCTGCGGGCTTCTTTGTGGCGCAGGACGTCCGGGTGATTTTCGCCCCAGTCCCAGACCTCCCGCTCGATGTAGGGGTCAAGCCCCTTTGCCAGCCCCATGAAGTGCTCCGCCAGCGCGGACGTGTCCATGCCGGTGACGACCTCGATCTCCGCGTGCTCCTCGTTCCAGCGGTGGGCTTCGTTCCGCGTCGCCCAGCTATTGGTGAAGATTGCAATCGGCCAGGAGCAAAGGTTATACTTTGCCGTGCTGGGCTGGCCGTTCCGCTTGAGCTTCATCAAGCTGTAAGAGCTGCCGCACCAGCTCGGGTCGCCGGGCGACCTTTCGATGAACCACAGGCCGTTGTCGTTCTTGAAGTACGCCCCGGACACCCGGACAATGTCCCCGGTCTTCATTTCCACGCCGTTTTTGTCAACCATGAGAAACGCTCCTTTCATTCAGCAGAATGCCACGATACAGACGAAGTTGTCTTTTTGAGACAGCTTCTCGACGAACTTCTGGCGGGCCTCCTCGGACTTGAAGCTCTTGCGCCTGGTGACGACCTCGTCCTTCTTGTTGATTTCCTTATACGCAACCTCGAACATTTTTTATTTCCTCCGTTCAATGTGTTCCTTTCGGTGTCTGTGTCTTACCACATAAACGCGGTAAACTCCACTGGCAAACAGTCCAATGATTCAAGGCGCAGCTTGTCTCTTTTGCTCCGACCTGGGCAATAAAAAAGACGGGGTCAAACCCCGTCAGAATAGAGCCGCTCCGCCCGGAATACTGGCGCCATGGAGTAGTGCCAGGGCATGACCCACTCGCCGCTGTCAGATACCCGGATCATCGCCCGCTTGACCCCCTCCCCGGAAAACTCGGCCTTGACCGACTTCTCCGTGCGGGACAGCACCTTCATCAGGAACACGCACTCGTGGTTGCAGGCGCTGCGGGCGTAGTAGACAGAACCAACTTCAAACTTGAACATAGCAGAAACTCCTTTCACTTTGCCAGATCGTCAATAATGGCCTTGGCGGCCTTGTAGGTCTTCGGATAGCAGCCAGGCATTGCGATCGCCTCGCCGCCCTTGCGGATGACGTAGGTGTTGCGGGTGACCCGCTCAATTTCGTAGCCCTTGTAATCCTTCATCATCATTTTTGTTTTCCTCCGTTCCTTTGTTGCGCCTGTGTCTTACCACACAACCGCCGGGAACTCAATCGGCACAGCGTCCAATCTTCGGACGGCGAATTTGTACTCTTTGCTCCTTGACCGCCCGGTGCAAAACCGCTATCATATAAAGCACAGCCCCCCGCAGGAGTCCGACCCTGCGAGGGCTGCATACCGGGGTGCATCAGGCCTTAGCCTTCATCTTCGGCTTCGGCCTCCCAGACTTCCTCTGGGCTGACACGTTCAACGCCATCTTCACCGATAAAGCCGTAACCCGTGTCCAACATGGTATGCACCCCCTTTCATAGGCGCCTGGCTCGTAACAGCTGGGCGCCTTTTCTGTGTGTATGATACCACACAAACGCAGTATATCAATGCGCACAGAGTCCAATAAATACTGCGTGTGTATGGCAAAACTGTACGAAATGGATTTGTCAAGCCCTATTTTCAAAAAAGTTGCGATTTTGAGAAAAGAGCGGACTTTTTTGGTCTTTTTCTATGCTACACTGGGAGTATGCAGAGGACATTCACAAGGACGCAGGGCTTTTATTCCTCCTTTCACCTGCGCCCCGCTAACGTACAGCCAGGGCAACCGGGTGCTGAGCTTCCAGCCCGACCAGCAGGGAGCGAAGCACCCGGAAACCTTGGATTCATGCGGCAAACCACAGCCGCAGAACGCACGGCAGGATTGCACGGAGAGCGCACGGCGCACGGTACAAGGCCGCTACTGGGCGGCGTAGGTACTACCTGGCAAGAACTGGCAGCGGGGCAGTGAAGGCGCGAAGTGTTCCCGCGCGAAAACCAAAATTTTTCGACCATTTCGCTACGTCAAGCGCAGTAAATGCCCGCCGCAGCCCCAGAACAAACCACAATTTTTTCATTTTGCGTGCATAGCTCAACAGGTAGAGCGCCCACCTTCCAGGCGGGTGACGTTGGTTCAAGACCCGCTGCACGCTCCAACAAGAGGACGAACACATGGAGATCGAAACCCGGCGGCTTGCCGACCTGAAACCGGCAGACTACAACCCCCGCAAAAAGCTGGAACCGGGTGACCCGGAATATGAGAAAATCGCCCGCAGCATTGAAACCTTCGGATACTGCGACCCGATCATCATAAACCGGGACGGCACCATCATCGGAGGACACCAGCGGACGCAGGTGCTCCTGGACATGGGAGCCGAAACCGCAGACTGCGTTGTGGTAGACCTTGACCCCGACAAGGAAAAAGCCTTGAACATCGCCCTCAACAAGATCACCGGCAGCTGGGACGAAGCAAAGCTGGCCGACCTGATCGGCAGCCTTGACCTTGAGGACTACGACCTCACAAAGACCGGCTACTCCGAGCCGGAACTGAAATCCATCCTCGCCCAGGTCACCGTGACCCCTGACGACTTCGGCCAGGAATTCAGCCTCCCGAACAGGCAGCAGGTTCTTTCCCACACTATGAACGTCACCCTGCACAAGCAGCAAATCGCCCTCATCCGGGCAGCGCTGGCGCAGGCAGAAAACGAGGGCCTCGGCGAAACCTACGGAAACACAGACAAGAACGGAAACGCCCTCAGTAAGGTGGTGCAGGAATGGCTCAAGCAGAACACAAGCTCGTCCGAGAGCGACGACTTCTGACCTCAATTCACCCGGCAGAGTATAACCCCCGCAAGGAGCTCAAGCCGGGTGACCCCGAGTTTAAGAACATCCAGCGCAGCCTGAAAGAATTTGGTTACGTTGACCCGATCATTATCAACAAGGACGGCACCATCATCGGCGGCCACCAAAGAGCCTCCGTTTTGAAGTCCCTGGGCTACACCGAGGCAGACTGCATCGTGGTAGACCTCAAGAAGCAGGACGAAAAAGCCCTCAACATTGCCCTGAACAAAATCGGAGGTCAGTGGGATATGAGCCTCCTGCGGGACGCCCTCCAAGACCTGACCCTCAGCCCGGTGGACGTAAACGCCACCGGCTACAGTGACGACGAACTCAGCGTCATTCTCGGGGATGTCATGCTGGAAAAGCAGCACGAAGAAAGCCCCATCGACAGAATGACCTTCACATTCAGCCTGGAGCAGTACGCCGACCTGCAGCAGGCCTTACAGATCATCGGCGCAAAGTACAAGCCCGACCAAATGGAAACCTTCGGGAACACCAACAAGACCGGGAACAGAATTTACATGGTGGTGAAAGAATGGGTAGAGCAAAAGAAATCCAAATCCGGGTGATACCCTCCAAGATCGCAAACCCATTCATCCGGGCGCACCATTACAGCGGCAAGGTCGTGAATAACTCCTGCCTCCACTTCGGAGCCTTTCTCGACGGACGCCTCCACGGCGTCCTGAGCTATGGCCCCAGCTTGGACAAGAAGAAAATCATCGGCCTGGTAGAGGGAACCGCCTGGGACGGCTTTCTGGAACTCAACCGCATGGCCTTTGACGACTACCTTCCCCGGAACTCGGAAAGCTACTGCATCGCCAAGACCATCCGTCTGATCAGGAAGCAGGCGCCGCAGGTAAAGTGGATTATCAGCTTTGCAGACGGCTGCTCCTGCGGCGACGGCACCATTTACCGGGCCTGCAATTTCGTTTTGACCGACATCAAGCGGAACGATGCCCTCTGCCTCCTGCCGAACGGCGACAAAATCCACAAGATGACCCTGCACAGCAACCCGACCTCCCCCCGCCCGGAGCTTGGAGGCCGTACCTTCTACGAGGTGACCGGCGGCAAGTACGACTGGGACGCTTACGTCAAAGAGGTTGGCGGCACCATCCTGCCAGGCTACCAGCTGCGCTATATCTATTTCATAGATCCCGAATACAGGAAACGGCTCAAAGTTCCCGAGATACCGTTCAGCCGTATCGACGAACTCGGAGCCGGTATGTACAAGGGCCAGCAGGTATCCCAGGCGGAGCGACACGCCGAAAGCCACTTTGAACAGTAGGAGGAAGCATGGCAGCAGAACCCGGCGGGCAGCTTTACGAATCTAAGGTCATAGCCCAGCTTTTTGGCGTTTCAGTTCGCCGCATCCAGCAGCTTACACAGGATGGCGTCCTGGAAACGGTACACATCTCCGGCCAGCGGAACAAATACGACCTCATTCCCACGATTCAGGCATATATCAAATACCTGTCAGATAAGGCGTATGGCCGGGAAGCGAAGCTCTCGGAAACCGAGCTGCGGGAAAAGAAGCTGCAAGCGGAAATTGCCCTCAAGGAATCGCAGACCGAGCTTCACCAGCTCCGCACCGCCATTGCGAACGGCAAATATATCAGCATAGAGGAAGCGCAGGCGGACTATACGAAGTTCTTTGCAGTCCTCAAGCGCTTTTGCTCCGGCCTCCCGAGCCGGGTCGTTGGCATGATCGGCACAAGAATCTCCCCCGTGGAGAGTAGAGAATTGGAGAAAGACTTGAACAAAGAGATCAACGACATTCTCCGCACTTTCGTCCTTGCAGCAACCGTCAAGGACGGTGACGGTGGATGAAACCCACGGCAGCCCAGCAGCCCCGGTTCTATAAGTTCCGAAAGTACCAGGTGCCCCAGTACATCAAAGATGCCCTGGACGCCCTAAAGCCGCCGGATGATATAACCGTAAGCCAGTGGGCTGAACAATACCGCCAACTCAGCCGCAAGGAATCCAACCTGCAAGGTGCCTGGCGAAACAGCGTCACCCCCTACCTCGTAGGCATCATGGACGAATTCAACAACTGGGAAACGGAGCGCATAGTCGTGGTGAAGCCCACTCAGGTGGGCGGCACGGAGGTCGAGCTTAACGCCCTCGGCTACCTGATAGACCAAGACCCCGCCCCGACCCTGATTGTTTACCCCAACGACGAGATCGCCGAAAGCACCTCGTCCAACCGCATAATGAGTATGCTGGAATCCCCCCGCTTGCGGCGGCATTTTCTCAAAAACGCCAGCAGCAAAAAGGAACTGCAGTTCACCACAGATATGTACATTGCACTTACCGGCGCAGGATCTGCGGCAGACCTGTCCAGCAAGCCCATCCGCTACCTTTTCCTGGACGAGGTGGACAAGTTCAAGGCGGCGACCACCCAGGAAGCCGACCCCATCAGCCTGTCCATTGAGCGAACCAAAAGTTACTTCTCCAACCGCAAAATCTACATTTGCAGCACCCCCACACTAAAGACCGGCCACATCTGGAAAGCAAAGGAAGCCTGTGACATTGAAAAACATTTCTTTGTCCCCTGCCCCCATTGCGGGAAGTATATAGAGCTAAAATTTGCACAAATCCGCTGGCCGGGCAAGGATGAGGGTCTAAGCGAAGGTGACCGGGCGGAGGCAGCACAGTACATCTGCCAGGAGTGCAGCGGGGTCATTACAGACCACGACAAGCCCGCCATGCTGCTAAAGGGAGAATGGCGGAACGTCCGCCAGAGCGCCCGCACCGCCCGCAGCGTTGCTTTTTGGTTCAACACCCTATACAGCCCCTTCACCCGATTCTCGGAAATTGCCCGTGAATTTATGAAGTCCAAGGACGACCCCGACAAGCTGCACAACTTCGCCAACTCCTGGCTCGCGGAGCCTTGGGAGGACACGAAGCTCAAAACCAGCGCCGACCTCGTGCAGGAGCGCCAGACGGAGTTTGAAATGTTCGAGCTTCCGCCCTGGACGAAGCTCCTGACCGGCGGCGTGGACGTGCAGGAAACCTGCCTCTATTGGACTATCCGGGCCTGGGGCGATTACAGCACATCCCAAAATATAGCCCACGGCCAAGCCGCCAGCTTCGGCGAGGTCGTAGACATAATGAACCTGGAATTCAAGCGGGACGACGGCCAGCAAATGCTGGTAGACCTTGCCCTCGTCGATTCCGGCGACCAAACAGAGGAAGTCTATGACTTCTGTATGCAGAACTCGGAATGGGCGCTTCCAGTAAAAGGCACCGACACGATGCTCAGCAACTATAAAATCTCGACCATCAACAAGGCAGGCTCCGCTGCCTACGGTATGCGCTTGGTTCTCGTAGACGGCGGCAAGTACAAGGACGCTATTGCTTCTCGTATGCGCCGCCCGAACGGTAAGGGCAGCTGGATGGTCTACAAGGGCGTTGACCAGGAATACTGCGAACAGGTCACTGCCGAACACAAGATCACCGAACGTGCCACCAACGGCACAGAGCGCACCCGCTGGGTGCCAAAGACCAGCCATCCAAACAACCACTTCCTCGACTGCGAGGTCTACGCCTACGCCGCCGCAGAAATGCTCGGAGTACGCAGCCTCCACCTGCAGAACAAAGGCAGCACCGCCCAGCCGGAAGCGCAGCCCGTACCGCAGCAGCGCACCGACACCACCCCCGAGGAAAGCTGGATTCATCAGAACGACGGCTGGTTTTAAGAAAGGAAACACGACATGGCAGATGAAACCCTCAACTATGGCGACCCCGCCGCCCTTCTGACGGAAGTAAATAAAGCCATTGCCGCCGTCATGGTTGGAGGCCAGAGCTACAAAATCGGCTCCCGCTCCCTGACCCGAGCGAACCTCACCGAACTGCGGAACCTCCGGGCAGACCTTACCGCCCAGGTAGAGGAGCAGAGCGGCTCCGTCCTTTTCCGCGACACATTCGCCGCATTTTTCGATGGGAGATAAAGCGCATGACAAGGCTTGACAGGATCATTGAAACAATCTCTCCCCGGGCAGCCTATATGCGCGAGGGCTGGCGGCAGCAGCTCGGCCTTATCCGCGGTTCAGGCTATGACGCCGCAGACGGTGGCCGGCTGAATAAGAACTGGCGGGCGACCAACGAGGCCGCCGACATCACAGACCGTTACAGCCGGGACACCCTCCGCGCCCGCGCCCGAGACCTTGAGCGGAACTCGGACATTGCAAACGGCGTCCTTAAGGCTTTCAAAAGGAACGTGGTCGGCAACGGCTTCACCCTGCAGGCGAAAACCGGCGACGACGACCTCGACGATCAAATCGAAACCCTCTGGCGGCGCTGGACACGGCGCACGAACTGCGACGTTACCCAGCAGCAGAGCTTCAACGAGCTTCTGCGCATGGCAGTCGTTCGGAAAAAGGCAGACGGCGGCATCCTTTTCAAGAAGTGCTATACCTCCGGCGGCCTGCTTCCTTTTAAGCTGCAGGCGCTGGAAGTAGACGAGCTTTCCCGCTCCGTGGCCTCGCCCAGGTACAAGGGAGATCGTGTCATTGGCGGCATTGAGTACAACGAGTACAACCGGCCCGTTGGGTACTGGATTGAACAGTACAACATTGACGGCTGGGAAACGAACCAGCCCGTCTTCTACCCCGCCAAAGATATTATTTTCTATTACAGCAAGAGCCGACCTTCCCAGCTTCGAGAGGTCAGTGACCTCGCTCCGAGCTTGAGCCGCATCCGGGACGCCAACGAATTTATCGCTGCCGTTTCGATGAAAGAGCGAATCGCCGCCTGCTTTGCCCTGCTCATCAAAAGAGCCGCCCCCACCGGCGGCTTCCAAGGCGGCTCCCGGAACAGCGCCGACAAAGACCGCACGTCCTATTCCGGCAAAATGCTGACCCCCGGCCTCATTTCGGAAATGAACGCCGGTGATGATGCAGTCACCATCAACCCCGGCAATGGCAGCAGCGAAGCAACCGGCTTCCTCAAGCTGCTGCAGCGCCTTGTGGGCGCAGGCCAGGGCTTGAGCTATGAATCCACCTCCCGGGATATGTCCGAAACGAACTACAGCAGCGCTCGCCAGGGTATGATTGAGGACGACCTCACATACACCGAGGAAGTGGAGCTGCTGCAGGGCAAGTTCATGGTTGAGGTCTACGAAACCTTTTTGATTTCCGCAGTCCTCGCCGGAAAGCTCACTATCCCGGATTTTTGGAACGACCCGCAGAAATACATGGAGCATGAGTGGGTCGCCTCTCCAAAGAAATGGATTGACCCGCAAAAGGAAGCCAACGCAAATAAAACCGCACTCGAATCTTGCGTCAAGTCCTTCAAGCAGATCAGCGCCGAGCAGGGCCGTGACTGGAAAGAACAGATTGACGACATGGCCGACGTTGTAGCATACGCCAAAGAAAAGGGAGTGCAGATTGGAGGTTACAAAAGTGTCCAGAATGAACCCCAAACAGACCCGAAAGAAAACCCCGATGAATAACCAGCCCCTGCAGCGCGATTTCTCCACGGCCAGCATCCGGGCAGTAAGCGACGACGAAAACAGCCGCACCTTTGAACTGAGCTTCAGTTCCGAGGAACCTGTTCAGATGTGGTTCGGCACCGAGATCCTCGACCACTCCGGCAATGCCATTGACATGAGCCGGATGCAGAGCATGGGTATCGTTCTTTTTAACCATGACAGAAACCGGGTGATCGGTAAGGTCACGCGGGCGTGGGTTGAGGATAATCGTGGCAAGGCCACGATTGAGTTTGACAACGACGAGGACAGTGAAACTGTTCGCTCCAAGGTCGCCAGCGGCACACTCAAGGGCGTTTCCGTCGGCTATCGTGTTTCCAACTATGAGAGCGTCAAAGAGGGCGCAAAATCCCTTGACGGGCGCTTCACTGGCCCCTGTTACATTGCCAAGAAGTGGCAGCCCTACGAGATCAGCATTGTTTCCGTCCCCGCCGACACCACCGTCGGCGTTGGCAGAGATATGACCGAGGACGGACAGCCGCCCGCAGTACACACCGCCCCGGGTCTGGCTTTCTACGAGAGCCAGCTCGCCGCAAATCGTAACTACTAACTGGAGGTAAATCACACATGAACAAGAGAGAGCAGCTGCGGCAGAAACTGCAGCGCCAGCAGGCCATCCTGGCCGCCGCCCGCACAGCAGGCCGCGACATGACCGAGGACGAGACCCGGGAATTCAACTCCCTGCAGAACGACATCGAGACCCTGCGCCCTGAGGCTGACGCTGAAGCGGAGGCAGAGCGCCAGGCTCAGATTGAAGCCGCCCGCACCGCAGAGCGCCAGCGTGTCACCGACATCACCACCCTGTGCCGGAACTTCAACGTTGATGCTTCCCAGTACATCACCGGCGGACAGACCGTAGACCAGGTGCGCACCGCCATTCTGGACGGTATGATGCAGAACGGTACTCCTGCCCGCACCGGCGTCAAGGTGACCGCCGATGAAACCGACAAGTTCCGCGCAGCAGCAGCTGACGGCCTTATGACCCGCAGCGGCCACACCCCCGCAGCCCCTGCGGATGGCTCCCGTCAGTTTGCAGGCATGAGCCTGCGTGACATCGGCATTGAGTGCCTGACCCGCGAGACCGGCAAGAGCGCTTCCGACTTTATGCGCATGAGCGCAGATGACCTGTATACCGAGCTGGCCCGTGCATTCCACAACCCCTCGGCATCCTTCCCCGCCATCATGGACACCGCCATCAATAAGAGCATTGTCCACGCCTACGACCACGCTCCGACCACCTTTGAGAAATTCACCCGCAAGGGCACTCTGCGCGACTTCAAGCGCACCGACGGCCACAACTACCTGATCGGCGGCGTTGGCGACCTGCTGCTGGTTCCCGAGAACGGCGAACTCAAGGCAGACACCCACAAAGAGGAAATGCTGCCGCAGCGCAAGCTGGACACCTACGGCCGTCAGTTCAGCATGAGCCGCCAGGCGTTCATCAACGACGACATCGGCTTCCTGTCCGAGGTTCCCGGTATGTACGCTGCAAAGAGCAAGAAGCAGATCAACAAGATGGTCTACTCCATCCTCTACAACAACGGCCAGATCTATGACGGCAAGACCCTGTTCCACGCCGATCACAAGAACCTGATCACTTCCGGCAGCGCACCGACTGGTGCAGCCATTCAGGCCATGATCCAGCGGATGCAGCTGCAGGATGACCCGTTCGGCGAGGCTATCAACCTGACCCCCTCCACCATCATCCTGCCCGTTGGTTACGGCTTCGCCATGCAGTCCATCTTCGGTAGCCCCACCATCCAGACCAGCGAAAACACCCAGGCAGCCAACCCGCTGTATAACTACCGCTACCCGCTGGAGATCGTCGAGGACGCCACCCTGAACATCCTGGCAGGCTCCGGCGCATGCCCCTGGTTCCTGGGCGCCAACCGCGAGGAAACCACGGGCATCCAGGTCGATTACCTGAACGGCCAGGAGACCCCCACCTTCCGCCGCAGCGAGACCGTCGGCCAGCTGGGCTTTGTGTGGGACATTTGGCTGGACTGGGGCATCAGCGTCATGGACTACCGTGCGTTCGTGAAGAACCCCGGTGCTGCCCTGCCCACCCTGTAAGAGATAGGAGGAAACGCACATGATCGCAAACTACCAGCAGCCCGGCTCTGCCATTGACTACCCCAACGGCACCAGCTCCGCTATCGCCGCAGGCCAGGTCGTGAGCCTGACCACCCGCATCGGCGTTGCAGGCACCGACATCCCTGCAAGCGCCGTCGGCAGCCTGTACGTCAAGGGCGTTTTTGCCATGCCCAAGGCGGCCTCTACCGCTATCGCCATCGGCGCCGCCGTCTACTACGACGCCTCCGCCGACAACATCACCACGACCGCTGCAAGCAACATCCCCGCAGGCTGGGCTATCGCAGCAGCCGCTGAAAGCGATACGACCGTGCAGGTCTGCATCGGTTAAGGGAAAGGCGGCGCAGTATGATCTATACCGCAAACAGCACCGTGACGGTGGAGGGCAAAAGCTACCGCCCCGGCGATTCCGTGGACATTCAGGACGCCAGCGCTGCAAAGGAGCTGCTCGCCGTGGGCTTCATCGTGAACCTGCCCGGCGAGTATGCCCCCGGCGAAACGCTGACCGTGGAGGTTGAGCAGGAACCCGAGGACGGCACTGCCACCGGCCACCTCAACAAAGAGGAACTGGAAGCGATGCCCAAGGCGCAGCTCCTGACCCTCGCCGAAAATATGGGCCTGGACACCAAAGACCTGACCAAAGCAAAGCTGGATGAAGCCATTGCTGCTGCCGAGGTTCAGGCCGAGGTTTGACCGTGGGCTTCAAGGATTTGCTGGTGCAGGATGCAAAGAACGTATTCCTCAACCGGGAAGAATTTGCGGACACGCACAGCATAAACGGCAAGCCAATGCCGGTGCTGGTTGACGATAACGAGATCCTGGAACGCGACAAGTCCAAATTGATGAACGTCACCATCACCGGGATCTATAAAGAGCGCAAGCTGATCTATGTAGCCACCGACGACCTCGGAGCCAAACCCGCCCCGGACGACCTGCTCAATTTTGACGGCACCTGGTACAAGGTAAACGACTGCACCGACGAGGCCGGGATTCTCTGCATTGAGATGGAGGCGAACCGCTCTTGAAAGAGTACGAGGTTTTACAGGTTGACGCCGACGCTTCCATTGAAAAAATGGTTCAGCGCCTGAACAACCTGCAAAAAATGGTTGACACGCCGAAAGTAGTGGCAGCGGCCATCAACTCGGCAGCCCGCAGCACAAAGAACAAAATCGTCAAGGACACCAAAGAGCGCTATGCGACAGCCAACGATTCCGTTTACTCTTCCAGCAGCGCCTTAAAGGTGGATGCCGCCACCGGCGGCGACCTGACCGCCACGCTCCATTCTTCCGGCTCCATGCAAGAAATCATGGACTTCGATTCAAAGCCGAACTCAGGGACTAGCGCCGCAGCGGCGCACGTCCTCAGCAGTTCCGGCATGAAGTCCTTGGAGCATAACGGCTTAAAGGCTTTCCTCGTTCAGTTCAGCAGCGGGCACAAAGCTATTGTCCAGCGGGTGCCGGGCGAAACCTACACCTCGGCGGGCGCTTCAAAGCGTGCGCAGAAATGGGGCGCCAAGTCCGACATGACCCGCATTGAAAAACTGCTTTCGCCCTCTGCTCCGCAGATGTTCGGAAACCCCGACACGGTAGACCCGGCGCTTGAGCGAGCATCCGAGCTTCTCGATAAGCAGATGGAGAAACAAATTGAAAAAGCGCTCGAATAAAGGAGGCATCCCATGACACCCACCGATCTGCAGGACGCTATTGTCCAGGCATTGAAGGAACAGCTTGCTCCGCTGCGCCTCACAAATTCCGCAGGGCATGAGGTAGGCGTTAAGGTATTCCCGCAGTTCAAGCCGTACCGCGCTCCAAGGCCTGCTCAGACCACCAATGACGACGATCTCCCGGAGCCGTATGTGCTGGTGGCCCTTGTCAACGGCGAACAGACCGAGATTGACAAGCCGAACAAGGTTGACGTTGTCGTGGCTGTTGAGGTCTACGACCCCGACCCGAACCGGCAGGGATACCGGGATGCCTCCCACATTTTGAACGTGATCCTGGGGTATTTTGAGCGCAAAGTGAAAATTGCGCGGGCGTTTGAGCTTGTTCGCCCTATCAAATGGGACAACGACCTCGACCCCAACAAACACCCATACTATTCCGCAGCAATCGGCCTTCATTTTGAAGGGCCTATTATTTATAGAGAGGAGCCTGAAACATAATGGCAAAAAACACCACCCCCGCCGCCCCGGAGCAGGTCGTTTATATTGGCCCGAACATTCCCGGCGTTGTTCGCCAGGATTCCGTGTTCACCGGCGGCATTCCGGCACACTTGACCGAAAAGATCAAGGCGATTCCCGCCATTGAGAGCCTGATTATTCCCCTGGATTCCTTTGCAGAGGCTCGCAAGGAACGTCAGAGCGGCGCAGGCCGTATCGTTACCATCTGTAACATCGTTGCAAAGAAGATTCAGGAGGGCGCATAAATGAGCTATCTTCATGGCGTAGGTAACAGCGAGGTTGCCACCAGCTTAACCATCCCCACCACGTCCAGCGCTGGCCTGCAGGTCATTTTCGGCACTGCCCCCATCCACCTGGCAAAAGACCCCTACAAGGCAGCGAACACCCCGAAACTCTGTTACAGTTTTGCAGAGTGCCAGGAAGCCCTCGGCTACTCTGACGACTTCGAGAACTTCACCCTTTGCCAGAGCATGGACGCCAACTTCCGTGTTTATAATAACTCCCCCATCGTCCTGGTGAACGTGCTTGACCCGAACAAGGCGGCGCACACCACGGAGAACGCGGAGGAAACCGTCACCATTACCGGCGGCATGGCGACCTATACCAAACAGTATGTTCTGCTGCCCTCGTTGGTGGTGAAGAACGATGCTACCCCGCTCGCCGCCGATGTGGATTATACCGCGGTGCACGACGATGACGGCAACGTGACTATCGTGCTGCTGTCCACCACCGCAAAGGCAGCAACCGCACTGAAGATCACCAGCAAGAGCATCAAGCCCAGCGGCGTTACCAAGACCGACGTCGTCGGCGGCGTAAACAGCAGCACCAACGAGGAAACTGGCCTGGAAATCATCCGCCAGGTCTATCCCAAGTTCGGCCTGGTGCCCGGCCTGATTATCGCACCCGGCTGGTCGCAGGACGCAACCGTGGCTGCTGCGCTGCAGGCAAAGGTTGAACAGCTGAACGGCTGCTTTGACCTCAACACCATTCTGGACATTCCCGCCAATTCCGACGGTGCAACTGTTTACACCGACTGTAAGCAGGCGAAGGAGAAGCAGGGCTTCTCCACGAACCACGGCATCTGCCTCTGGCCTCGTGTCTTGGTCGGCGAGAAAAAATACTACTTCTCCGCCATGGCCGCAGCGCACACCGTCTGGCTCGACACGAGCAACGACGGCGTCCCCTACGAATCCCCCTCCAATAAGAGCCTGCGCATTACCGGCCTTTGCTTGGACGACGGCACCGAGGTGCTTCTCGACAAGCAGCAGGCGGACGACGTCCTCTGCGCAAACGGTATCTGTACCGCCATCAACGTCAACGGCTTTAAGTTTTGGGGTAACAATACCTGCGCATACCCCAGCACGACCGACACCAAAGATCGCTTTTGGTGCGTCCGCCGCTTCTTCGACTGGGACGGCAACAACTTCATTTTGACCTACTTTCAGAAGGTGGACAAGCCCGAAAACCCCCGCCTCGTGCAGGACGTTGTGGACAGCACAAACATCACCGGCAGCGGTTACGTCGCTCGTGGCTACTGCGCAGGCTACAACATGAAGTTCCTGGAGAACGAAAACCCCAAAACCGAACTGCTGGCTGGCCACGTGACTGTCCACACCTACATGGCGCCCTTCGTCCCCACGGAGTATCTCCACAACATCCGCGAGTACGACACCACCGCCCTGTCCACCATCTTCTCCTGACCGATTGGAGGTATAAAACGTGAATATTCCTACCAAGATCGCCAAGTATGAGGTCTACAAAGACGGCGTCAAGCTCATTGGCCGTGGCGAGGAAATGACGCTGCCCAGCTTTGAGACCCCCACCAACACCGTTTCCGGCGCAGGTATTCTCGGCGAGTACGAAGATCCCACTCCGGGTTATTTCAACGAACAGGAGCTTCCCATTCCCTTCCGGGTTATGAGCAAGGAAGCAGCATCCCTGGCAAATATGCTCAAGGCTCACCATCTGGAAATCCGTGGCGGCATTCAGGGCAACACGGACGACGGCGACATCGAGTTCACCCCTATCCGCGTAGTCGTTCGCGGGCTTACCAAGAAATGCGAGCCGGGCAAGCTCAAGGCCGCAAACTCTATGGAAACCAGCGTCACCCTCTCCCTCAGATACATCCTGATTGAGGTAGACGGCGAATCCCTGATCGAACTGAACAAAATCCGTGGTAAGTACGCCGTGAACGGCGTAGACCAGCTGGCAGCTTTGGAGGCAATGTGCTAATGGAAGATAAGAAACTTACCCTCGCCCCCGAGGTCGAGGAACCCGAAACCACAGAGGACACCAATGAGCTTTACATCAAGTTCGCCAAGCCCTACACCTTCGGCGACAAGACCTATACCGGCATCGACCTGTCCGGCCTTGAGGACGTGAACGGCGCAGTCCTCAAGGAAGCAGGCCGCGTGGTTCATAAACTGAACAAGGGCATCAACCCCGCCACCGTGGAAATGACGATGGAGTATGCCGTCTATATGGCGCACCATGTCACCAACCTGCCCTCGGACTTCTTCTGGGGTCTGCGTGCTCCCGACCTGGTATCCGTCAAGGGCGCAGTCGTGGGTTTTCTCTACGGCGGGGATGGGGAGGACTAACCCCGCAAGCCATCACAAAAACAACCGTCTATATGTCGCAAGCTCTGCACGCGGGCATTGACTACCTGCAGAGCCTGCCCATAGACGAACTGAACGACCTGGCAGACGCCATCCAAGACTATGCAAAGGAGGTGGAGGCGCAAGTTGGCAAAAAGTAAAACGTATGACCTGATGATAAAGATCGGTGCCAAATCAGACGGCACCCTCCGAAAGGCCTGCGCCGCAGCCGACAAAGACCTTGCCTCCCTCAGCAAATCGGCAAAGGCAGTCGGCAAAGCCGCTGCCGCAGGGTTCGCAGCCGCCACCACGGCGGCTGTGGCCTTTTCTACCGCAGCCGTGACCGCCGCCGCAGGCTACCAAAAGGAACTGTCCAACGTCCAGACCCTGCTCACCGGCACCGACGAAGAAATTGCAGCCCGAACCGCCAGCATTTCTTCAGACGTTCTGAGCATTTCGGACAAGACCGGCGTTGCCACCAGCAACCTGACCGATGGTATGTACCAGGTCGTTTCTGCGTTTGGCGACGTTGACGATGCTTCCTCCATTCTGGAAACAGCGGCTAAATCCGCCGCAGCAGGCAACGCCACCACAACGGACAGCGTCAACCTGCTTTCCGCCGTCACCAAGGGCTATGGTGACATCAGCGCAGAGGCTGTCCAAAAGGCGGCAGACCTGTCCTTTGCTACCGTTCGCCTCGGACAAACCAGCTTCCCGGAACTGGCCTCGTCCATTGGCAAGGTCGTCCCCCTGGCCTCCGCCTTGGGCGTGCAGCAAGAAGAACTGTATGGCACCTTTGCAACCCTGACCGGCGTGACCGGCAGCACCGCAGAAGTCGCCACGCAGTACAAGTCCGTCCTTTCCGGCCTTATGTCGCCATCCAAGAGCATGGATGCCGCCCTTAGTAAGTTGGGCTACTCCACCGCAGATGCAGCCATCCAGAGCCTGGGCTTCCAAGGAACGCTTGAAGCGTTGATGGGAACCGTTGGCGGTGATACCCAGGCCATGGCAAAGCTGTTCAGCAGCGTGGAGGCGCAGACCGCAATCCTCGCCCTTTGCGGCAAGCAGTCCAGCACCTACGCCGAAAAGACGGCGGAGATGTACAACGCCACCGGCGCAGCGGATGAAGCATTCGCCCGCCAGACGGACAACCTGGATTATAAGATTCAGAAGCTCACCAACCGCTTCCATAATTTCCTGACAAAGGCCGGCTTGAAGCTGCTGCCGTATCTGGAAAAGCTGGCCGACAAGGCTATTCCATACCTGACGGACGCCATGGACAAAGGCCTCGTCATTTTGGACGACATTCTCCCCAAAGCAGAAAAAGCCGTCCAGTTTGTGGCGGAGCATAAAGAACTGTTCATTGCCCTGGCGAGCGGCGTCCTTACCGCAGTAACGGCCTTCAAGACCCTCAAAACGGCCATGACCGCCATCAGCGCAGCGAAGAACCTCGCCACCGTTTTCAAAGCAGCCTCCAACGGCGGAGCGACCCTCGGCAAGGCCGCAGAGGTGATGAACCTTAAACTCCTGGTTGCAGTCGCCATCATCGGCGCAGTTGTCGCAGCCTGCATTTGGATGTACCGCAACTGGGACAAAGCAACGGCCTGGGCGCAGCGCATGGGAACCAAGGTCTCCGAGGTTTGGACTTCGATTCAGACCGCAGTGCTTACCACCGTAGCTGCCCTGGTTTCGGGATTCCAGACCAACTTCCCGCTGCTCTCCGCCTACCTTTCCGGCTGGTGGAGCAGCGTATCCGCAGCCGTTGAAAATGTAAAAGCGATTTTCTCTAACCTCATCCAGTTTGTAGAGAACGTATTCTCCGGGAACTGGGGCGCAGCGTGGCAGAATATCGTGAACATTTTCGCCAACATCTTCGGAGCTATCGTCAACCTGGCAAAGGCTCCGATGAACGGCGTAATTTCCGCCATCAACTACGTTCTCGGCAAAATCAACTCCCTGAACGTAAAAATCCCGGACTGGGTGCCGGTCATTGGCGGCAACACTTTCAGCTTCAACATCCCGCAGATTCCGCAGCTGGCCACCGGCGGCATCGTAACCGCCCCCACGCTGCTGGAAGCAGGCGAAGGTGGAGAGCCGGAAGCGATTATTCCTCTGTCCAAGCTCTACGACTTCCTGCTGAGCCTCGGCAAACCCGACCCGACGAAACCCCAGCCGCAGCCCACCGCAGGCGGCCAGAACCCGCCTCCCGAGGATAAGCCCCAACCGCAGCCCGCAGAGGGCGGCGGAGGCGGGTTTGTGTTCTCCCCGACCATCATCTTCAAGGGCAACGGCTCCGTGACCCGGAAAGAAGTAGATCAGGCGATGGATTTCACATACCAAAAGTTTGTGAGATTCAGCAAGCAGCTGGAAGAAGAACGTCGCCGCAAATCCTTTTCTCCGGCCTAACCAGGAGGCCAAATGAGTACCTATACCACGATTCAGGGCGACGTTTGGGACGCTATTGCTTATAAGGTCTATGGAGATTCAAAGTACATGGGCTTCCTCATGGACGCAAACCCCGACAAGATCACCATCTTTGTTTTTGGGGCAGGCGTGGTGCTGATCATTCCAGACCTTCCCGAGAGCGAAACTGCCGCCCCGAATATGCCCACATGGAGGACAGGATGAAAGCCAGACAGTCCAGCGTTTCTATTACCTACGACGGCAAGGCCGCATCCGTCCTCAATCTTAACAAAACGGCGTTCACCTACACCGACCCCGCCAGCGGCGAAGCAGACAGCCTCGACATCACATTCTTTGAGCGCAGCGCTTCCGCCGTCAGCGGTGGCAAGGTGGAGGTAAACAAACCGCTTTCCGCCACCATCGCCCTCACGAACTGGGCAGCCCAGGGCGACAACCGCACCCTCGACTGCGGCGACTTCATCGTTGACAAGGTTTCATATTCAGGCTGGCCGTGGACAGGCACCGTGAAAGCGGTATCTGTTCCGGCTAACACTGGATTCCGGCAGACCAAACGCACAAAGGTGTGGGAAAAGGCCACCGTGCAGAAAATCGGCCAGAAGATTGCCTCCAATGCAGGCATAGAACTGCTCTGGGATGTGGAGGGCGACGACCCGCAGATCACGACCCTTGAACAGTCCGAAACCACAGACTGCGAGTTTTACATGAACCTCTGCAAGACCTACGGCCTGAGCATGAAGGTCTACTCCAACAAGATTGTGGTCTACAGCCGGACAGAGTACAAGAAAAAGGATGCCGTTTGCACTATCTACCCGCACCAAATCCTTTCTTGGAGTTGGAGCCAGAACCTCGCCGGAACCTATACCGGCGGTGAGTACACCTATACCCAGCCCAAGACCAACAAGGAAATAAAGGTCACCCTCGGCACCGCAGACCGGCTGCTCAAGATGACCGGCAAGGCCGACGATGAAGCCGATGCACAAAAGAAGTTGCAGGCGGGAATTGATGAAGCCAACCACGGAGCAACGAAGCTCAGTCTGACCGTCAAGGGCAAGCTCCTTGTTTCCGGCCAGAACGTGGAAGTTTCCCTCGGAGCGCTCTCCGGGAAATACTTCACCGACACCACCACCCACAACCTCGGTTCCAGCGGCTACACGACAGACCTTGAACTTTCACTTATAGAGTAGGAGGCGCAGAATGGAAACTGTCCGCTTTGGCAAAATTTCCTCGGTGAACTACGAGGCTGGAACCGTGCGGGTCGTCTACCACGAAAAGGACGACTGCGTTACAAGCGAAATCCCGCTCCTTAGTTTTGAGTACATGATGCCCGAGGTAGACGACGCCGTTCTCGTTCTGCACCTCTCGAACGGCGCAGAGGTAGGCGTTGTCCTTGGCCGTCCTTGGAGCGACGAAAATAAGCCGCCCGAGGGCAGCCAGGGCCTCTGGCGCAAAGACCTTGACCGGGAAGCCGGAAAAGGGATGCTCCGCTATAAGGACGGCACTCTCACCATTAAGATGAACAAGGTCGTCCTGGAAGCAAAAGAACTCACGGTAAAGGCTGAAACGACCATCACCGAGAACACGACAATGAAAAAGGACGCCAATGTGGGCCAGACCTTGACGGCCACAACCGACTGCATCGGCGGCGGGAAAAGCCTCAAGAACCATACCCACACAAGTGCTGCACCTGGCAGCCTGACCTCTCCCCCAAACTAACCCGGAGGTGATTTTTTGTTCATCGGAACTTTTGGAAGAAAGATCATCTTCCAGGTCAGCGACCGGGCCGTTTTTACCTTCCAGAACGCCACCCGGGAAAGCTCCGGGCGCTGGACGACCCATGAAGGGCTCGACAGCAAACCGACTCCCGAATTTTTGGGCGCAGGCCTCAAAAAAGGGACGCTGGAAATTCACCTCTCCGCCGCCCTCGGGGTACGACCCCAAAAGGTTCTCGCCCTGCTGGCTCGCATGGCCGAAACCGGCGAGGTTCAGTATTTGGTGATTGGCTTCCGGCCTTTCGGGAGGAACCCCTTCCGGGTTACGAAAGTAAGCGAAGCCTGGGGCACCGTACTGCGGCACGGCGAACTGGCAAAGGCCACGGTCAACCTCGACCTTGAAGAATACCCGATGGAGGACACTACATAATGGAAACCACTGCAGTTTACATCGGAGATGAACCCCTGGAGGAAGTAGACGAGCAGGTCGGAACGCTGCTCTCTACCGTTGCCGGAACCATCCCATTAGACCGCGGTCTCGGCATAGACGATAGCTTCATCGACAAACCCACAGAGGCTGCCCAGAGCTTGTATGTTGCCGAGGTCGCCGAAAAGATTCCCCGCTACATTCCCACCCTTTCCGTTGACAGCGTGAACTTCACCGCAGCAGCCAACGACGGAAAGGTGACCGCAAAGGTGGTGCTTACCAATGCCTGATATTTCCACCGTTAAAGACCTGCCCGACATTTCGTTCATTGAGTATAAAACCGTGGACGATGTGAAGGCAAGCATGGTCGCAGACTACGAAGCGTATATGACAGAGGCCACTGGCAAGACCTACACGCTGCCCAGGGTCTCCCGAGACCGTTTCAAGCTCTACGCCGCCGCAGCCCAAATCTACCAGGCTATGAAGTACGTTGACATCAAGGGAAAGATGGACACCGTGAAATATAGCGTCGGTGATTTTCTGGATTTGCTCGGCGCTTTCCGCTGCGGAGCCACCCGGAACCAGGCCGCCGCAGCCGTCACGACCATCCGCTTCACCCTCTCAGCTGCAAGGGCGTCCGTCACGGCCATCCCGCAAGGAACCCGTATTGCTGCGGGACAGCTTTTCTTTGCAACCTCGGTATATACCGAGATCCCGGCGGGCGACCTGACTGCCGACATTCCCGCGACGTGCATGGCCGCAGGCGAAACCGGCAACGGTCTGGCTCCCGGCGAGCTTAAAACGCTGGTTGACCCGGTTCCCTACGTCCAGAGCGTAGAGAACACCTCGACTTCCAGCGGCGGCGCCGACAGGGAGAGCGACGAGAGCTTTGCAGCCCGCATCTTCATTGCACCCGGCAAATACTCCACCGCAGGCAGCCGGAACGGCTACGAGTACCATGTGCAGGATTACAGTTCTGCCATCGGCGGCGTTCACGTTTCGAGCGACCAGGCAGCCGGAACCGTTGACATTGTTTTTGTCATGGCAGACGGCTCCCTCCCGAGCGCAGAAATGATTTCCGCCATGAGCCAGCACATGAGCGCAGAAACCCTCCGCCCGATGAACGACCTTGTGACCGTTCGCGCCCCCGCAGAGGTAAAGTATACCGTTTCCCTCACCTACTACATCAACCAAAGCGACAACAACCGGGCTGTGGCGATTCAGCAAGCAGTCTCCGCAGCGGTTGACAGCTACGTCGCCTGGCAGCGGAAAATTGGGCGGGACATTAACCCCTCCAAGCTCCTGGCTCTCGTAATGGGCGCCGGGGCAAAGCGGGCGCAGATCACCGCCCCGATATTCACCGCCATCCCGGCGGACAGTATCGCCGCCATTGACGGCGCCGCCTCGATCACATACGGAGGCCTTGAGGATGACTGAACTTAAAGACAGCCGCTTCACGGAACTGCTCCCGAGCGACCTGAAGAACGACACGGAAACCCTGGCGTTTGCTTATGCCGTCAGCAGGCAGGTGCAGCAGATCATCCGCTTCGCCGACGCCGCCTGCATCTATATTGCGATTGACAGCGTCCCGGAACCTGTTCTCGACCTTCTCGCTGTGGAGCTTCGCACCCCGGTCTATAAGCAGACATACAGCGTCGCTATCAAGCGGGCGTTGGTAAAGGAAAGCCTCATTTTCTACGACCAAATGGGAACCCCGGCTGCGGTCAATCGCATCATTGAAGCGGTATTTGGTGTGGGCTATATAAAGGAATGGTGGGAATGCGGATTGCAGCCCCACCACTTCAAAGCATACACCACAAACCCCGCCGTCACTGCAGCCAATGCGCAGGAATTCAAAGAGGTTTTGAACTCCGTGAAACGGCTTTCCAGCTGGCTCGACGAAGTAGTGCTTGACCTCTCCACAGACGCCGCCCAACCCAAGGTTGGATTTTTCGTTCATACTGGCGACATCGTAACGCTCAACAAGGCGACCCTGTAAGAAAGGAGGAAGCACAAATGTTTGAAGCCCCTAAACTCACGAACGCAGGCAAAGCCCTTTACTACCGCAACCTCGGCGGCGAAGCACTCAAGATCACAACCATGCAACTCGGCGACGGCCAGCTCAGCACCCCCATTGCGACCCTGACCGGCCTCGTTCATTCCGTTGTTTCGATTGATGCAGCGGTAAAGCAGCGCACGGACTATGTGGAGGTAAACGCCAAATTTTCCAATGCCGGATTGAGCGCAGGCTTTTACTGGCGGGAGGTCGGCATCTTCTGTGCAGACCCGGACGACCCGAATGACCGCAGCAAGGATATTCTTTACTGCTATCAGAACGCATACGACACCGCAGACTATATCGCCCCCGCAGCAACGGAACTGGTGGAAAAGAGCGTCACTATCCCCATTATCGTGGGCGACGCCAGCAACGTGACCTGCACCTTGGACAAGTCCCTCATTTACGCCACCTGGAAAGACCTGCAGGAGCATGACGGGAGCGAGGACGCCCATCCATTCATTCAAACGAACCTGAACGAATTCTATTCGATGCTGGTGAACGGCGAAGTTTGGACGGCGCTCGGAACCAGCGCTGGAGAACGGCTCTGCACCTCGGACGGCATAGTTCTGCTGGCCAACCGCAAACTGCAACTTATTTGATTTGGAGGTAATGCAATGGAAACCCCTGTTCAGAAACCTATTTCGGAGCTTTCCGAGGCCCTGGAAGCCCTCGGCACGGACAAGCTGCTCATTCAGACCGCCAACGGCACGAAGATCATCCAGGCCAGCATCCTGGCGCCTGCGCTGCTCTCCCTGCTGGTCGGTGACAGCGCTGCCAGCCATAACGCAATTTATCGTGGCAAATGCCTGGGCAGCAGCTTCACCTCAGCACAGAGCGAAGCCATCCGCTCCGGCAAATTCACCGACCTCTATATCGGCGACTACTGGACGATCAACGGCAGGAACTGGCGCATCGGTGCTTTTGACTACTGGTATCGCTGCGGCGACACGGACTGCACCACCCACCATGCCCTCATTGTCCCGGACGCACACCTGTACACCGCAGCCATGAACCCGACCAACACCACGGAGGGTGCATACATCGGCAGCCAGATGTACAAAACCGGCCTGGACGAAGCCAAGACCATCATCAACGCCGCTTTCGGCTCCGACCACATTCTGACCCACCGCGAGCATTTCCAGAACGCTGTCAGCAATGGCAAGCCCAGCGGTGGCACCTGGTACGATAGTACCGTCGATTTGATGAACGAGGCCATGGTCTACGGCACCCGCCACTTCACCGCGGTTTCGGACGGCAGCACCGTGCCGAACAACTACACCATTGACAAAAGCCAGCTGCCCCTTTTTCGCTATGCGCCCTGGTTCATTCATGCACAGCGCAGCACTTGGTGCTGGTTGCGCGATGTGGTCTCGCCGCCGTGGTTCGCTGGCGTGAACAACGGCGGGTATTGCAGCTACTACTACGCCTCGGATGTCGATGGCGTCCGCCCGGCTTTTGCAATCTACTAATCAACCATCCGGCGGCAACTGCCGCCGGATAATATGGAGTTAAAAATGTCAGAAGTTCCTAAAGGCAGGCGCAACCATTCCAAGCTGGAAGCTCAAACGCTCGCGTCCGACATCCGCGGGCAGATCACCACGGAAATCATGGTGACGTTTGGTTACAGCCAAAAGAAATATGAAGATCATATAAAGGCAATGACTGGCTACATCCAAAACCCCGAGGAAAGAGAAGCAGTCGCCGAAACGATACGCAAGCTGGAAGAAAACTTCGAGGGCTGGTTTATCGTCAAAGAGCGTGACCGTATGTTCCAACTGGCCTGCGACATTCCCTCGCACCTGCGGGAAGCAAATGCCATCCTCCCCAAAATTTACGACGAGTATGTGGAACGCCGCCTGCATCTTGACAAAGCAATCGCCTGCTGCTATCGGCTTCAAGATGAATTGCAATACACCGCAACCACCCTCCCATCCGATTACAACAAGTTTACCCGCATTGTTCTTGACCTCGACCATGAAGCCAACCTGATAAAGAAACTTCGACGCTCCGATGAAAAGCGCTTTTCCGATTTGGCGGTGGAACCCGCGCAGAAACCTCCACAGGAAACTCCACCGCCAGAGGAAGCGCAGAAAACCGAATAAGAAATAGGGCAGCCTTTGCATGTGGTCTCGACGACGTGGTTCGCTAACGTGAACAACAACGGGAATTGCAACTACAACAACGCCTCGAATGTCAATGGCGTCCGCCCGGATTTCGTAACCGCACATAAAGGGTACAGCCCGCCTGCGGCAATGCGAAAGGAAAGGCTGTCCTCCTGCGGGCACTCCGCAGCAAATACGAATCATGACGGCCCCGGTTACGACCGATGAGCCTATCGCGTGGTTTTTTACATGAATAATTACTATGATGCAAACGCCTTGTTTGAGGCCGGAACCAAGTCCATCAAGGGAAGCCGTTGGAAATACAGCACACAGCTTTTTGAGATGAACCAGCTTCTGGAAACGGCCAAACTCCAAAAGGCGTTGATGGAAGGAAAATACCGCCCGGCGGTTGGAAGCAAATTTGTCATAAAAGAGCGGGGTAAAACCCGGTATATTTCCAGTGCGACCATGCAGGACAAAACCGTGAACCATATCGTTTGCGATAAGGTCTTGACGCCGTACCTGCACAAATACCTCCAATACGACAATAGTGCCAGTCAGAAAGGAAAAGGCGTATCCTTCCACCGGCAGCGATTTGAAACGCACCTTCACCAGTATTTCAATGAAACAGGCTCGAATGAGGGCTATATTCTCCTTTGGGATTATAGCGGCTATTACGCAAACATTCTCCACGAAAAGTGCCTGGCTACCGTCGGCGCCTTTCTTGACCGAGAACCCATAGACTCGCTGGAGCGCCAGCTCACAAAAGAGATCATGGCTGCCACCTTTCGGACTTTCGAGACGGATGTTTCCCGGTTCAGCGACAAGGAAGTTGCCGAGATGTACCGCCAAAAAGTAGACCCGCTTCTCAATGCAGGTGTGCCAGCAGCGCAGCTTACAGGTGAAAAGTGGCTCCGCAAAGGCGTGGACATTGGAAACCAGCAGTCACAGGATATAGGGATTCTATACCCATACAGGATAGATAATTTCTGTAAAATTGTCTGCGGCTTCCGGCACTTCGGACGGTATACGGATGATTCCTATATCATCCACCGCAGCAAGGAAAAGCTGTTGCAGGCTTTCGAGGGAATAAAGAAAATCGCCGCAGAATTCGGCCTTATCATCAACGAGCGCAAGACCCGGATTTGCAAGCTCTCGGACACCTACCGCCACCTGCAAATCCAATACTCCCTGACCGCCAGTGGGCGGCTCATTCGCAAGATCAACCCTAAAGCAGTCACCCGGGAACGCCGCAAGTTGAAAGCCTACAAGCGCCTCCTGGATGCCGGGCGCATGGCCTATTCCAAAATTGAGGAATCCTTCAAGTCCTGGATCGCCAGCGTCTACAAGTATATGTCCCGCCAACAAATTCAAGGATTGAGCAGGCTATTCTATGACCTGTTCGGAAAGGCACCAACATGGAAGAAAACGCACGGAAGCAGCCATGGACGGTTACGCTGGATGATGGCACTGCCATCGGCGGCCTGACCCTCAGCGGCAACAATTTCATCTCGGACACCGAACTGACCCCGGAGATGTTCGACGGCAAGCTCTCAAAGGTCACCGCCACCGACGGCGAGAACATCCTGGAATGGAACCACGCCGAACTGGTACAGATCACGCACCCGGACAACCGCTGGTGGTTTGTCCTGCGGGAGCTTTCCCCCGAGGAACTTTTTAGAGCCGCCACCAAAGCGAAGCTGGACTATCTGGCTCTCGTTACCGATACCGACCTGGAGGATATGTGACCATGAGCGAACACAGCAAGAAATTCCCTGACGTCAAGAGCTACTACGACCTGGGCATCTGGCGCAGCACTACCGTGAAAAAGGCCGTAAAGAAAGGTTGGATCACCCCTGCCGAATACGAAGAAATCACTGGTGAAACCTACACCGAGTAAAGCCGGGAGGAAAAATGGAACTGACCGAGTTTCTCATTGACACCGTTGAAAAACTTCTTCGTATCGTGAGGCAGCAGAACAGCACCCTCGCCCAACTTGGAGCCGTAGCCGCAGAGGAACAGCTTCAAGAGGTAGAGGCTGCCTATTCCGCCGCCATATACCCTGGCGGGAAGGAGGTGGAAAAAGCCAATGTGGATTGATGCAGACACCATCATCAAAGCCGCCGCCTTTATAACGGCGCTCGGCGTCCTCGGCGGCGTAGCAGTCTCGCTTTACAAGGCGTCCGAGCGGGACAGGAAGCAGAGCGAGATCATCAAAGAGATAATGGACGAACAGTCCCTGATTTGCTATGGCCTGCGGGGCGCCCTGCAGGGCTTGATTGAACAGGGCTGCAACGGCCCCTGCAAAGACGCCCTGGAAAAGCTCAACAAGCACTTGAACCAGGAAGCACACCACAATGATTTATAACAGGAGATAAAAAATGGAGTACATGAACGAAATCGTTTCCCTGCTGGTAAAAGCCGCAAGCCTGGGCTGCCTTGCCCTGTTTTCCACCGTTGTCCTGCCCTGGCTGAAAAATCAGAGCTTCTTCTGGATTGTCAAGGTGGCAGCCAAAGCCGCCGAGAAGCTGGGCAAGACCGGCGCAATCCCCAAGGCGAAGAAGAAAGAATGGGTCATTGAGCTCCTGACCCGCTGGGGCTACAAGGTGGACGAAAAGACCGAGGTGTTCATTGAGGCAGTACTTACCGACCTGGACAACGCCGCCCAGGAAGCGCTGTCCAAAATTGACGAGGCCTGACCCATGATTGCGCCGTATAAAGGAACCTTCCGCATTTCTCAAGCCTGGAACAACCTGCGCAGCAACGGCACCCTGCACCAAGGCTTCGACCTGGTAGGCATTGCCGACAAACGCCTCTATTCCCCGGTATACGGCACCGTCGTCCGGGCAGGCTGGGAGAACCCCAAGAACGCAAAGCAGGGCTGGGGCCGCCGGGTGGTCGTGCGCATCGGCAAGACCCGTTTCTATATGTACTTCGGCCACCTTTCCAGCATTGCCGTCACCGCAGGCCAGACCGTCAAGCCCGGCGACCTGATCGGCATTGAGGGCAGCACCGGCCACAGCACCGGCAGCCACCTGCACTGGGAAATCCGGGAATCCGACAATCACAACCTTTACAGAGATATGCCGCAGTACTCGGACATTCCGAACGCCGCCAGCAGGACGGCAAGAGCTTCCGCCTGGGACGGCTCACTGCTCGGCAGCGCAACCCTCGCCGCCGGACGGAACAGCTACCCGGCAGACATCCACAACGCTACCTTGCAGGCCAGGCTCTCCGCCCTCGGATTTGACGCCGGGGATCCTGACGGTCTGTTTGGAGCCAAGACCACCGCAGCCGTGAAACAGTTCCAGTTGAGCCGCAGCCTGACCGTTGACGGCAAGGTTGGAGCCAAAACCAAAGCGGCGCTTTTCGCACCGTAACCACAAAAAGGACACCGAAACTCCCACCTCGGGGACGCTCGGCGTCCTTTTTCTTTGCGTAACTCCGCAGGCCACGGGGAAGCCCGACAGTGCATTTTTATATGCAGTCGGTAAAGTTCCAGGTCTAAACACCAAAACGCCGTACAAATAAAGTTTTTTCCAGTGGAAAAAAGTAGAGGACAAAAGAAAAGTCCCCGGAGGTCTAACCCCCAGGGACTACCCGAATATTTCAGCCCTTGCACCGATACCCCGCCCGCCGGAGGAACGCCTCCGCCTGGTGCAGCTCGGTGAACGTCCGGGAACTATGCTTCTGGCGGTCACGCCCCATAATATGCTGACCATCCAGAGCTTTCACCACGAACTGCTCCCGGCCATTCTTCATAACCCGGTTGAAGTAGACGGCCTGCCCGGCCTCATTGAACATTTTCATTCTCTCGTTCTCCTTTTGATGTATGCCTCCGCCTGACGGCGGGTATCGAAATGGGAGCTTTCATACACAATGAATGCTGGCATCGTGCAGCCGATGCCGGAGTGGGCAAGAACACCGCCCTCATGTTTCATGCCACGCTCGGCCACGAACCCGCCGTGGGAGCTTTCCCGGATACGCCACTCCACTCTTCAGACCTCCTTAGTCTTTAATCTCACACACATCGGTCACTTCGTAGACATCCAGACCGTGCCCGGTCTCGTCCACCAGCCGCTGCACGGCTACGTTCCGGGCGTCCACCGGGTCATCGGCAATGACCTCGTAGCAGTCCCAGAACCTGTCAACCGTGTTGTAGACGTACACCTTATAGCGCTTCATAATTTTCATGCCCTCCATTTGTTTCGTTTTTCCTTTCGGTGTCTGTGTCTTACCATACAGCCGCAGGAAACTCCACTGGCAAACAGTCCAAAGAATACGGCGTTTATATGGTAAACTTTATACTTCCATTTTTACTGCGTTTGCAGTATACTTGTGTAAAAGGAGGACTGCCGCATGAGAGAAACACACACCAATAACCCCATAGACCAGCGTTGCAAAGCCGCAGGAATAAGCCGCCGGGAGCTTTGCCGCCGGGCTGGCATGAGCTACCGCACAATGGAAAGCTGGTGCAGCGGGCAGCGTAAAAGCCCGGACGTGTACCAGCTTTGGAAGGTGGCAAAGGCACTGGGCTGCCAGATCGAGGATTTGCTCGACCCCGAACGCATAGCGGACGACACCTCGGAAACAGAATAAACAGCGCAGACAAAACAAAAACACCCGCCAGAACGGCGGGTGTGACAGTCCCCAGTGATATAACAACAAAAACCCTCGTGCCATTGCGAAGCGGTCCTCCTTTTGACCAAACTCAATGTCGAGCGACACATCGAAGTGGACGTTAAC